GGATCTGGCCGTTGTGCTCCAAGTAGCCGTCCCAGTGACAGTAAACTGACTTGCAAACTGTGCCATGCATAACGCCAATTCTGCTTCGTGTTCCCATATCCGACTCCTGTTTTGTTACTGTAGCTTCTATTATAGCAAATGATGTATTTCTGGTCAACCGTGTTGCTTGTCCATAATGTACTCAAACAGCACAAATTTAGCACGATTTAACAGTTGCCGCTGATCTTCAATTGTGTTAAAATCAGGTTGTTCGTAAGCCATCATTTCTTGTGCATCACTCATCATGCTGGCCACTACCATTGCTGGTCCAGAGAACCTAAATGTACTTGACGATTCCACTGCTTCACGCATGCCGGCTTCTGTGACACCGTACATACGAACTTCACGCTTTTCTTGTTCGGTCAATGCTTGATATGTTGCTGTGCTCATTTCTGGCTCCTGTTTTGTTACTCTATGTCAATAGTATAGCAAAACGGGAAATATTGGTCAACCGACCCAAAATCAATGGGTTAGTATGTACTACTTTAGTATTATCTGGGAGTTTTGAGCAAGTGTTGCTAAAAAACAACACTCAAAAGATGATTTTACTTGTCGTCGAGCTGGGTATCTAAGTAAATTCCAGCATCTTGTAAGTTCTTGATGTTCAAGCCTTCTCTTAGACTTGATATTACACATTGCCCACTTAACGTGTCAGGGTTGGCAATTGCAGTTAAGAATTCATTGGCACCGTCAGGTGCAACGTCTTGGCCATAACTGTGGAGATTTGTTGTAAAATTCATAGTGGCGCTTTTGTTATTGGCTGTTAGATTTGCATAATCAATGCCGGCTTCAATGGAGGCTGAACGTTGGCCTCCCATGTTAGATATAATGTTGGTATAAGCGTTGTTGGCTTTGGTAACGTTGCCTGAATCAGTAGAAGTTATAAGTGATATCTGTGTTACAGCGTAAGGAATAAGTCCATTGGTTAGTGCATCATTCCAATCAGTATATGATCCGGCTGCTGGTCCACTGGGAATAACAACTGGGCCATCACCGTAAGTGCCACCAAATAATTCAAGCATACTTTCATATGAAAGAACTAGATTGCCGGCTATGTTGGCAGTTAAACTCCCAGACATGATGTTACTGATTGCTGATGTTGCAATTTTTAAATTTGATGTAATGTATATTCCTGATACTTGACCAAGTATGTCAGCTAGTACGATGGTGCCATTTGGACCTGTGCCAGGTCCCAGCGCAGCCAGGTAAAAAGTTTTAACTGATTCTGGAACTGGAGTGGTTAAACTGCTAACAGCCGGCAAATCACTAGAAGTTGTCACAGTAGCGGCCGCGGCACTCAGTGATGGCAATGTGCTAGTTGCAATGTTTTTTACTTGACCCAGGGATCTTGCCAGAGCTTTGTTTGCCAAAGCCTGATCGGGTGGAATAATAATGCTCAGTGTATTCAAACTGTTGGTGTTGTTTGGTCCGGCATAGTCGGCAATTGCAACATTTTCCAATATTGGTTTTAAGTTATAGTTAACTGCTTGATCGCCAAGATATACTTTTTCTAATTTATTAGCAGTGGGGCAAAGCAAAGTCAAATAGCTTTGGGGAAACAATATTCTGGGATCTAACAACTGGGCGGCATTTTTTATATTTGCTGTGCGCACACGCAGTATCAACAATATTTGTTCTAGTGGTTTTCCGGTCACAGCCATCAATGCCTTGTAGGCCAACTTTTCCTCAGCACTTGTAAGTGTGTTTGTACCTTTGGCAAGATTTTTTATTTGTGCTTCGGGAATTGTCACAGCACGTAACATTTCAGATACAGCTGGTATATCACCATTTCCAACTTGACCAATTTGTGCCAACAATTGCCCCGGTAATCCAAGGTCTTCAAGGTTGGCAAGGTCTATACATCGTCCCAGTCTTGAAAGATCAGAAGAAAACAGAGTTAGATCATTACTAACTTGATTTAACCCACCTGTACTTAATGTATCCATCCCACCTGTGTTGGGATTAAATGTTTGAGCTAGTATGTCTGCATTGTTTACACTATTGATTGTTTGGTTGGCCTGACTGATGTAGCCTGTGGCTGACATAAATGCCTGACAGAACTTAGACAAATCACCGTTGCCTAACATCTGAGTAGAGTTGAATGAGATAGCATCAGTAACAAAAAATATATTATTTCCACTGAGGTTGTACGCAACAAGATTGTTTATTGAAGTACCTTGTGGTGGAATATTGTTAATTGACGGGAAGTTTGCCGCACCAATAGTGATTAGACTGTTGAACGTGGCCGACGAAATTGAAGCATTGCCCGGAATTCCAACAAAGGCATTTCCACTGGAAACCACATCCGCAAAGTTGTTGATTGTGGGCAATGCTTCAAATCCAGCAATTGCACCACCCAAGTCATCATTATCTGTAAAGGCAGCACCAACATCAGCTGGTGGGTTTGGTAGCAGTCCTGCACCAGCAATAGTCATTGATGATGATAATGCTCCCATCAGCCGCCCACAAACACATTGGAACTGCCGGCAGCAATGCTAGTACATTCTGTTAACAAATCGCCCACTCTGGCAAATCCTTTGCCATTGACAAATACTGAACCGCTACCTGATGATATTGATGCTGTGTGCGTTGGACATATTCCAGCTCGCTTTTTGTGCTGTGTGCTACTATCGCCTTGACGGGCCGCACCTTGTCCGTTGACAAACACATCACCTGATCCTGATGCTATATTAAATGCACTGCAATCCGGTACTCCCGAATCACCCATTCTTGCGGCTGCTGGCATGTTCTCTCTCCATTAATTCTTTTAGCCTGTTTGGCCAAGCGTCTATTTCCTCATGGTGCTCATTAGTGTGTGGTGGAGGTGGTACCTCGGGAAGAAACTCAATTACATGATCAATCTCTTGGGGTATGTCCATGAAGTTTTCATAAACGTGTAATTCCCCCGAGATCATAACCACAAATTTGTGTGCCATTAACCAGTAATAATTTGTTTTGTAACTGGCCTAATACCTGTAGTGGCCTCAATCCAAGAATTTTTTACATCCTCGCGAGCATCAGCAGTCATAACCCAACTAGAGTTATTTAGTTGTATAGTATGCCCTGGTTCTGCACTGAATAAGCTAGGTACCATTTGCAACCCTTGCGGGGTTAAAATCATGTTAATGGGATTTGACACTTCTACAGCATCATCAGATTTGCCAACTACCTTGGCAATCAACTCTTCTCCAGTGACTAACTTAAAAATGTAAATGCTGTTGATGTTTAAATGTTTCATTGTTTATAAATTTCCTAGGTTTGTTGGGAACAAACGATCTTTAATTTCGTTTGCGTTCATCTTACTTAAACCTTCCCAGCCACCAGCTACAAATATTTCACCGTTGAGGTAAATTTGGGGAACTGTGCGGTGTCCTTGAGACATTACAAAATTTCTAGCATCAACGTCATGTTCAATATTGGTTTCCTCATAAGGAATGTTGTGTTGTTTGAGGTAGTTTTTTGCATGATCGCAAAACGGGCACATGTTTTTGGAGTATATTGTCAGCATCATAAACTAAGTCCTGCCAAGGTGTTTTCGGTAACATCTTGTTTTGTACCACCAACCACGTAACTGGTAATTTCGGTTTCTTGTGGGGCAACTTGTACATCACTGCCGGCGATCCACTTTTGTGTCCAGGGCAAAGGATTGCTTCCAACTTTGTGTCCAGTTGATAATCCAATTGCTGTCATACGCTTGTTTCCGATCCAATCAACATAATCTGACAGTAGCTGACAATTGAGTCCAATCATGCTTCCGTCACGAAACAAGTACTTTGCCCAGTCTTTTTCTTGTTGCATAGCACCTTGATACATGCTGATCATCTCGTCCCGTGTTTCTTCTCTAATACGCACATAGTCTGAATCATCTTGTGGCAGCAATTTTAACATCTGCTGTGTGAATGCCAGGTGCACGTTTTCATCTCTAGCAATAAATTTAATAATCTTGGCGTTGCCCTCCATTTTTTTGAGTTCAGCAAATGCCCAACTACAAGCAAAGCTGACATAAAAACGAATGCCTTCTAGAACGTTTACACTGGCCAATGCCAACCAAATTTTACGTTTGAGATCATACTCACTGATGTTGATGTCACGACCATTTACCTTGTGACTTCCAACACCCAATAATTGATAGTACAAACTGTATTCAATTAAATCATCATAGTATTTGGTAATGTTGTGAGCGCAGTCTACAATTTCACTAACATCTAGTATTTCGTCAAATACCTTGCTTGGGTCACTGTAGATATTGCGAATGATGTGTGTGTAACTACGACTATGTATAGTTTCATTAAAAGTCCAAGTAGCTATCCATGTTTCTAGCTCGGGCAATGTGGCCAGTGGTAAAAATCCAAGACTTGGACTGCGGCCCTGTACACTGTCTAACAAAATTTGGCGCTTGAGGTTGCTGGTAAAAATATGTTGTTCATGTGGTGTCAGGTCCTTGAAGTCCTTGGCATCACGCAATACATCTACTTCTTCTGGCCGCCAAAAGAATCCCAGTTGCTTGTCGGTGAGTTTTTCAAATTGTCGATACTTTAATGTATCATAACGTTGCATGCCAACCGACCCACCTGGATCTAAAAATGCCAGGCAGGTGGTATGGTCTCTATTTTTCTTGAGATTAAGTACGCTCATATTATATTAAATTTTACAGCTATCGCAATCAGCATCATCTTGTTCAACATGAACAACTGGACTAGAAGTTTGTAAACTTTCGATATCAATCTCACCTGAACCATCAAATGTGTTGAAATAATAAAGTTGTTTGCCCCCATACTTGTAGAACATTATTAGGTGCTTGAGCATTTCGCTCATTGGGATTTTTTCATCTTCATAGTTTTGTGGGTTATAGCTTGTGTTGACACTGATACCTTGATCAATGTATTTTTGTAATACTGCACAAATCTTCAAGTATCCTACGGGACTCTTTTGATCCCAAAGTAATTCGTATTTGTTTTTCAATCTACGAAACTCCGGAACCACTTGACGCAATTGCCCATGTTTACTACCTTTGATACTGACATAATTACGTGGGGGCTCAATACCGTTTGTGGCGTTGCTAATTTGAGCACTTGTCTCGGCCGGCATTATAGCCATGAGGGTAGCATTACGCTGACCAGTGGCCTTGATTTGTTCACGTAGTTCTGCCCACGGCATACGTTCTTGATGTGGTACTAATTCATCAACTTCAATCTTTCTTGTATCAATTGGTAATTGACCTTTTGCTGATTTTAAATCTTTCCAACGGATGCAAGCACCTTGTTCAACAGCGAGATCTGCTGAGGCCTTAAGCAAATAGTAACTCCAAGCCTCAGCATACTCGTCCACTAATGGTAATGCTTTTGGATCTGAATAACTAACATCATTCTTCGCTAGAAAATAAGCAAAGTTAATAATACCCACGCCCAGTGGTCTAAATTCTTTTGTTGCTAATTCTGCTGCTCGGACTGGATAATTCTGATAACTTAATAATGCGTCTAAACCACGTACAGCTAGGCGGCACATCTTCTCAAAGTCATGTGGGCTTTTTACATTGCCCCAATTGA